TTTGAGTTCGTCGTTGTTGTTGCTCATGCTTGGATGGCGTAGGCGTTCGGCTGCGTTCCGCATAGTCATAATCAGGGCGATTGCCTGACTAACGCTTGCGCCTTCTTCGAAGCGCATCTCACCGTCAAGTTTGACTGACAGATTCATGAGACGCGCAATGATTTCGTCGGTTGTTAATTCCATGATGTTTCCCTCATCTTTCGTTACGACCCTGAGGTCGCTTTCCAATGCCCAAGACCCCCATTGTCGTAGAGGTATCGAGCGACCCTGACATTACACGACGGTTCCTGTAATGCGCGGATGACATCTTGTTTCTTACAGACTGCCCGTGTCACGGTTGCCCATGAGCCTTGAATCTGCATAAGTCCTACATCGGGTCGTCCGGTGCTTCGGCGGACTGGCGACACGGCTCGAGCGGTGCAACGCGATTCGCGGTACATAATTCTCGAGAGCGTTGGCACGACCTTTGCAGGGAAGTGCTTGCGCAGGAGCGGTTCCCATTGCGGACAGGATTGTGCAGCTGCGCTTGCGGGCGATGCGGTGAATGTGGCGGTGATGAGGGCGATTGCCATGATTTTCTTAATCAACCTTTTCAACTTCTGTAATCGAAGCAAACGTCATCCAGGGAGCCGCTCTTTTGGCGACTGTGACTTTGACGATCTCTTCTGTTGCCGAATCCGTGAAGATTTGGACGAGGGTTAGTTTGTCTTTAGACCATAACGGCATATACCCCCACGTTGGAAGCATCACCTGTTAGCCATCATCTTGAGCCATAGCCAGCAACTGACCCAACCTATTATGAAACTGTAAATGAATTGAGTGTCGGTCATAGCGGTTTCCCTTCGCTGTTTGTGTCTGGATGTTGTAACACAAGCAAGCGTCTAAGTGGCGGATTCGACCTCGGAACCAATGAGGGAAACACAGTCAGTCCCGAGGTCTAGCGCGAAGAGGGTGATTTCTTCGGGCGATTTATGGTTTCGGAACGCTTCTCCAAATGGCTTCGTATTCGTCACCTGTCATGTCGGCGTACTTGGGCGCAAGTTCGCAATGGATCCAAGTGGCTTTTTGCGAACCACCGTTGTCCTGAGCAGACCAGTCTTTCCATCCCCTGCCAATACGCCAGCCACGACCCCACGTCTCACAACCTTTTTTGGTAAGTCCTGAGTAGTCATGAACCTCTTCCAAGCCGAGCGCAGCTGCATGTTGAACGAACCACAGAATGGCTTGCTTGCCCGCTGCTTTATCTGTTCCGAAAGAGGTGTCAAGTGCCCTTGCGGTTCCGTGCACAGAAGGGACGCCAGGCTTCCCCACGATGTCACGAACCACCCAAGTCCCGAGATTCTTAAAGCCCCATCTTTTATTGCAAAGAAGAACAAAACGTTCTGTGCCTGGGCGTTTTGCTTTTGCTACGCCGTCAGAAGTTCCGGTGTATTTGCTCATTGTTTGTCCTTGTCGTTCTGGTGGCCCTTGAGACCGTTCGAAGCGAGGAGACCCGCCAATACCCCACTCATGGTCAAGGTCAGCGGAGACAGAATCTTCCAGGCTTCAGCATCGTTGGGTGCCTGCTCGAGAGGCTGAACCACGAACAGAAGTCCGTACAAAAGAACAAAGACGGTGCCGACGAACGCAATGGAGATTGCTAGTCCAACAATCAGGATGAGTCGTCCTTTAATTTCTTCGTTCGAAAGTCGTGGTCGGAATTTCATGCGCAACGTCCTGTTCCTGTTTCGTTCGGTGCAATTGTTGCTGCCGATAATGCTTTGTTTTTTACGCGTTCACAGTTGACACGGGTGCGGTCTGCGCAAGCGGTAAGCGATGTCAAAAAGACCAATAGAATTAGGCTATTCCGCATTTACGCAACCTGAGTGATTTTGATTTGTGCGAAGACTTCGTTGTCTCCACCAACTGCGCCACCAGCACCCCATCCACTTGTTGCGGTTGCAACGTTCGCAACGTGTTGAATAATGATGTCAGTGCTGCCAGTAATGGTTAAATATGCAAATGCTTTGCTTTCAGTCATTACGTTGTTTCCGTTAACGGAATAAGCAGAGGAACCGATTGAGATGGTTGATGCTGTTGTGTTGTTGTAGATACGAATTTTGTGTCCGTTTACATTGAACGCGGGGGCGGAAGCCTCAATCACATACGACCCTGCGGTCAGTGTCACTGCGTTTGAAGCCAATGAGCACCCTGTGATGTTGTTGACAACTGTCGTGTTTAAGGTTCGTGTCACATAACTAGTTGAAGCTGTTCCGCCGTTTGTGCCGTTTGCTTTTTGATCGTTAAAAATTGCAACCTTTGTGCTGTTTGCCTGAAGTGTTGTTACCTGAGCTGCGGTCAAAATCTGGCCGGCTGTGAAGGTCTGGAATGCTGTCATGTTGTTTGTTCCTTTCTAGAAACTGAGAAGGTTCACGGTTGAAAGAGTACCGAATATGGCGTCGTTAAGAGTGAAAAATTGGTTGCCATCGGTTGCTTCAAATGTGTATGAAACGATATGAGACCCTGGGACGATTCGGTGTTCAATTCCTGAAGTGATCAGGGTTTGCGATTCTGATGTTGGAGTTCCGGTCGAATAATCCTTTTGCACGGTTACTACGGACGTTAAGTCAATAGCAAAAAGGATTGACCATTGCGCCGAAGTAAGAGCTGCAAGTTCGCATGAGACGCCCGTGAAACGCACAACAGGGTTTGCATATTTTCCGAGGAGGTACGCGCCAAGACCTGCGACTTCTGCGGTTGTTGAGTTAAGCAAATTGAGAAGGTTGTAGTTTTGCGCTTGATACAAAGAAATTGAGTTGGCGTCTGAAGATGTCTGTGCTGCGCCTGCGGGCGATTGCGTCACGATGTAGTTGTAGAGCAGTTCTGATCCGTATTGATTGACCAGGGTCATGTACGGAATGCCTGTGCCGTTGGTAGTGAACGACGCGCCCGAGACGGGGTTGAGAACGCTTGACCTTCCCTTGAAGGTGAGGGTTCCGTCGGCTGCGGTGTAAAGGTACCCCTGCTCGGAAGTGTTGACTTGCTGAAGATAGTTGAGGACGTTTGTGTCCTGAGAGACCGCGTAAGCCCCGAGAGTAGACGACCCTGTACCAATAGACCTTGCGCCCTGATAAGCGACCTCTGGACGGTCTAGAACGGCGTCTACGCGCAAGCCTGAAGTCTGTGCGGACGGGGTGAAGGCGTTGAGTTGCTGATTAGCAAGGGTTCCGAAGGTGTCAACGCATCGAGCAAACATTCTGCCCTGATTGGCGTTCTGGTAATCCAAGTCCCAGTCCTCAACGAACCCGTTGTAAATGGGGGTGCCGTTGGCATAGATGATGATTGGCGAGCGAGGCAAGACGTACGGGTAGTAGATCGAGGCGGTGTTGAGTGGGTCAAGGATGCGGGAGTTGTTGTTAAACACGACTTGTGCGGTTCCTGCGTTGAACTGGTCAAGTTGGCGGTTGCGTCCGCGCTTGATGTTGACTGACAGAACAAGCGAGGTCAGGTCTGCGTATGCAAGACCGCCCAGGGTGCCTGTGTTAAGTAGACCGTAGACTGCGTCGTTGAGTTGGAAGGGTTGACCGAATCCTGTGGTCGTCTGGAATCCGACAAGGACTTGGTATGTGGGGACGGTCATTAGAAAGTGACCGCCGGTGCAAAGACCTGTCCTGAGTTGCGTTGCGCTGCCAAGATTGCGTCGATGATGTCTTGACCAACTGTGGCAGGCGAGGAGACGAGTCCTGCGTCCATGTTGATTGTGATGTTGCTGAATGGGCCGATACCGCCAATGCCTGCCTGCTCGAACCCTCCTGCGTTGCCCGACGTGTTATCAAAGATTGACGGTGGAGCCTTAGATGCTTTGGGTGGTACTGGTGGGATAGTTGCAGGCGCTCCGCCTGCTGCGCCAGAAATAGTTGATCCGGCAAACATTGCTTCGGCTTGTTGCGTTGAGACGGGACGATTAGACATTGGGTTCTGCGCCGTTAACTGATCAAAAGTTGGAAGACCTTTAACTTTGTAATTGCCCAATTCGCCTGTGCGCAAAAAATTAATTACCGATAACGGAATCGCAAGTGCATTCATGATTCCGTTAACAAGTCCAGCAATTGAATTGTAGATTTTGCCAAACGTGTTAATCATCCCGTCGGCGTCTGTGCCGAGTGTCGTGATTTCTTTTCCAAGTTGTGCAACCCCACCAGCAGCGCCCTTGAGACCGAACGCTTCAGCAATGCGAACTGCTGACTCTCCAAGTTTCGTCAAGATTGGAAGAACCTTGTAACCGATTGACTCCTGAAGTTCTCCAAGGGTGATTTTGAGGCGAGCGACTACGCCTTCATAAGTTGCTGCTTTCTCAGCTGCGGAACCGCCAAAACGATCCTCGAGCATTCCTTGAACTTTTTCGAATCCTGCTGCTTTTAATGTTGCAGCGTCATAACCGACCCCGAGTTTTGCTAGCGCACCGAAGGAACCCTCTTGGGCTTTTGCGAGCGCATTTGCTGTTGCCTCAACTGATTTGCCTGTGCTTGCCGAAAGGTCGAGGCTCAAATTGAGGAGGTCTTGAGCCTTGGTGACATCACCTGTTGCCCGGACGAGCCGACCCAGAGCCGGACGAAGATTGTCATCCGCTACGCCCGTTGCCCTCTGAGTTTTGTCTACAAATTCTTCCAGGCCTTTAATCTGCAAGTCAGACGCGGTAGTGCTTGCCTTAATTGCGTTGGCAAGTTCAACCTGTGCTGCTTGGTCTTCGGCTGCTGCTTGTGCTGCCTTGAACAGGACTGCTCCCGCAGCTGCTGCACTTGCACCCAAGGCTGCAAATCCAATGACCGCAAGTTTCGCTGCTTGTTGCGCTGCAAAGCCAACCTTCTCGGTTCCTGTTTCTAAGTTCTTAAATTCGTTGAGGGCGGACTTAATTCCTTTGCCGTCAAATTCTGTGATGATTGGAATAGCAAGTGCCATTAGTCAAGTTCTCTCTGTACAAGTCTCATCGCTTCTTTAGACGCTTGAAGCATTTCGCGCTCAATTTCTTTGCGTTTGCGGAACACGGCAGGCCCAAGGTTGCGCGTATGGTTTGGCGCAGGGATGTCGCCAAGATTGTTACCAAGACTGTTAGATGTTTTGCGTCCTGCTGCTTCCCAGATTGCAGCGCCAGCGTTGGTTTGTTGAATGTAGATCAACGAAGTTGCCTCACGACTTGCGTCTACTTTTAATTTGACCCCTGACATTGCTCGAGCAAGAGAGAACGGAAATTTCTTGCTCCCGTTCTGAGTCCAGTTGCGAGCCATGCCTGACAGATACTCGCGTTGGTATCCGCGCTTTACTTCGTCTATGGCGGGCTGTGCAATTGCGGTCTGGTCTTTAACAAACTGCTTGCGCAGTCCTGGCTCAACTTTGTTCAGAGAACGAATCGCTTCCTTGAGTCCTGTGTCTTGGATTGTCGTGTTCGTTGTCATCTTCTTCGTTGTTTCTTTTGTTCTTGTAACACGTCAACAACCGTGAAA